GAGAAAGCATACCAACCTTGCCTGACATTCGACTAGTACTGCCAAGACCGCACGAAGGACAGCAGATAATCCTGCGAGAGGCAAGGCGGTACAACGTGCTTGCCTGTGGCAGACGCTTTGGGAAAACCACACTAGGTGGCAATCTCTTATCAGATCCAGTGCTGCGGGACGGTCTGCCTTGTGCATGGTTTGCACCTACCTACAGACTGCTAGAGGAAGCGTACAACGATCACAAGCGCATCTACCAGCCTGTAATACGCCGAGCTGTGCAGACACCTGCTCCACGCATCGAACTAATTACCGGGGCTGCGATTGACTACTGGACGCTTGATGACCCATCCACTGTGGCTCGTGGTCGTAAGTATGCAAGAGTCATCATTGATGAGGCAGCCATGGCACGGCATCTTGAACAGGCATGGACGGAAGCTATACGACCAACACTCACAGATTACAAGGGCGATGCTTTCTTTCTCTCTACGCCTAAGGGTAGCAATTACTTCAAGTCTCTCTACGACATGGCTGGTGTAGATCCAGACTGGATGGCATGGCAGATGCCTACCGTAACCAACCCGTGGATTGACCCTGAGGAAGTCGCAAAGGCTGGTGAGTCTTTGCCATCAATTGCCTTCCGGCAGGAGTACTTGGCGCAGTTTGTTGATGCAGCTGGAGCCAGAATCAAACGGGAGTGGCTTAGGTTTGGTCAGGCTCCCGAAGGCTTGCCCATCTACCTTGGTGTCGATCTTGCAATCTCAACTAAGGCAGAAGCAGACTACACCGCCATTGTGGCTCTGTCCCGTGCAGAGGATGGCATACTGTACGTCCTTGATGTAGCCCGTACTCGTGCAGACTTTGCAAGCGTCTTGCGCTTTATCGAGATGATGGCTGATAAGTGGAAACCCACTATGATCGGAATCGAGCAGGTGCAATACCAAGCTGCTGTCGTGCAGGAGCTTCTACGGCGCACAAAACTACCGATACGGGGCATACGTCCAGACAAAGACAAAGTGACCCGCTTTGGGCCTCTGGAAGCCCGCTACGAGCAAGGACAGGTTGTACACGCTGAAGGGTTGCCAAGTTACTGGCAGGATGAGCTGTTATCCTTTCCTGTTGGGAGGCATGATGACGTGGTGGACGCTTTGGCTTACGCTTGGCAGGTCATAGGACAGCGCAAGGGATGGGGAGCGGTTTAGGTTCCCTGTGGGATACTAGAAGCATGGGTATCTTTGACCGATTCTTAGGGCGTAAGGCTGCAGCCAACCCCACACAAGCACTACCGCTACCACTAGCACAATCTAGAGACATCTATCTAACAGGGTATGGGTCAGGTCAGCTGCAAACACTGCTACGTCGTGCGCTCCCAGGTTCTTCAAAAGACTGGTCGAAAGTAGCAGGAGACCTAGGGCTAAACGGTATCGTGGCATCTGCGATTGACTGGTACGTCCGCAACTACCCACAAGCTACGCCAAAGTATTACAGACCTGTAGACAGCCAACAGGCAGAGCCAGTAGAAGACCATCCCGTTATCAAACTAATGGCACAGCCTGACCCGATGATCATGGGTAGCTTGTTTTGGTCTTGGGTGATTCAAGACTACAAATTATTTGGCAACACCTACCTACGCAAGATTAGATCTACAACCCGTGGAGTGGTTACCGCTATGCAGTTCTTACCGCAGGACATGGTGAGGCCTGTTGGTAACGGCATCAACCCTTTGACACATTATGTCTACACCACTGATGGTAGGTCTTTTGACATTCCGGTAGCAGACATCATCCACATCCGGTACAACCGTGACCCGTCAGACATACGCCTTGGTCGTAGCCCTGTCATGGCTGTACTGCGAGAGATTGCTACCGACAACACCGCAAGTTCTACCGCCTACGGCTTGCTTGCGAATGGGGCTATGCCTAGCCTGATTGTCGGCCCAGACTCTAAAGAGCAGACCGTAGATATCAGCATGGATGATGCACGGCAGGTCAAGCGACAGCTGCACGAAGACCTAACAGGCGATGCATCCGGGGGCATCGTTGTGATGACCGGAGCCTACAAGATGGATCGTGTATCTTTGACACCATCCGAGCTTGCTCTCGATTCCGTGAGACGTGTACCTGAAGAGCGCATCTGCTCTGCACTTGGCATCAACCCTATGGTGCTTGGGCTTGGCGCTGGCCTTGAGAGATCTACCTACAACAACTTTGAGAGAGCGCAGCAAGCAGCGTGGGAGGATGGCATGGTTCCGCTACTGCGAACCATTGCCGATGCTATAACAGCAGATCTCTTGCCAGAGTTCCCAGAAACCCAAGAAGGTGACTTTGTGCAGTACGACCTTGAGCAGGTCAGGGCTTTAGCTGATGACTTAGCTGCGGAAGCCGAGCGAGCTGAAAGACTGTATAAGGCTGGCATTATTGATCGTGCAGAAGCAAAGCGCATTGCTGGTCTCGAAGCCGTGCCAGAGGATGAAGGACAACTACATCCACAAGCCATCCCGGTACAAACCACCGACGCTCCGGTAGCTCCTGCTGTTAGATCGTACGAGATGAAGTACAGACCTAACGCTGGCATGAAGGAAGCGGCACAACGTGCTTTGGATTGGAAAGCGGAAGGCTTTGACGGTGGCACACGGGTAGGACTCGCACGGGCAAATCAGATTGTAAACGGTGAGACATTGTCCGAGGATACGATTCTCCGGATGTATTCGTTCTTTAGCCGTCACGAGGTAGACAAGAAAGCTGAAGGGTTTAACTCTGGTGAGGATGGCTTCCCATCTCCTGGGCGTGTAGCCTGGGACTTGTGGGGTGGTGATGCTGGCTTCCGTTGGGCAACCGCTAAGCGCAACCAGATCATGGGTGAAGAGTCTAAGCATACGGATTGTTGCACTCCGGGGGTAGTGTACAAAAGCCACCCTTTTTACGGGTACGAGTTAGTGGAGGCTCATACAAGCGAGTAGATGATGGTACGGGCAGGATCTATCAAGCATCGCAGAAGTTTAGGAATGACCTACTGGATCGTGAAGGCGTAGCCATATCCCGTATGCAACGGGCGTACAAAGCCGCTACCGCTGCAAGCATCGCAGAGCTTGAAGCACTAGAGGAGCGCATCGCAGAGCGTGAGGAAAACGGCGAACCACCAAGTGAAACTATCCTTTGGATGCGTCAGCGCATCATTGACAATATCAACGAACTCGGACGCAACCTGCAAGCCTTTGCGGTAGAAGGGACACAGATTACAAAAGATGGACAAGCCGAAGCCGCTGAAGTTGCTAATGATGCAACGGAAGGCCTTGTTGAAGCGGCAGCAGGTAAGAAGCCGTCAAGCGTTGATGTCGGATTGTCATGGACAGCCTTGCCAGATGAGCAGCTGCAAGCCTTTGTCGGTTTTTCGGGTGATGGAAGCCCTTTGGGTGAGCTATTTGCGACGATCCCGCAAGTAACCACCGATGCAATGCAGATGGCTTTGGTACAAGGCATAAGCCTAGGTGAAGGGCCACGAACTGTAGCACGGCGTGTAAGACGTGCAGCTGATATTGGCAGACAACGTGCTGAGACAATAGCCCGTACTGAGATGATCCGAAGTGCTAGGGAAGCACAACGGCAACTGTACACGCAGAACCCATCAGTGCGGGGATACCGACGGCAAGCCACGCAGGATAGCCGTGTGTGTCTTGCTTGCTTGGCTCTCTCAGGAACGCTACACGCTACAGACGAGATTATGCCAAGCCATCCAAACTGCCGATGCGTGATGGTTCCTGTAACTATGAGCTGGGCTGAGATTACTGGGGATTCTTCGATTCCTGACACCAGACCAGAGGTAGCAACACCGGAACGCATCCTAGCTGGACTGTCGGAAGCGGACAAACTTGGCATCATGGGGCCAGCTAGGTTTGAACTTTACAAAAATGGGAAACCATTACTTGATATGGTACAGGTCAAGCAGGATCAGGACTGGGGGCCAACTACACGGGTGCTGCCTCTGAAAGATATCGGTGGCTCGCTTGCAGTAAAACCACCAAAGCCGCCTAAAACACCAAAGCAAGTAGAAGCACCAAAGCCTGTTGAGGTTGTTACGTTACCTTTGAATCGAGATCCACAAG